AAAAGCTAAGACACAATCAACTAAATCATTAAGACAAAAGATTTCTAAAAACGAAGAAAATGTAAAAAGCGCTCGTAAAAGATCTAGGTCTACAAAAAATATTGATTTAGATAATTTAGATCTTAGCATTTAAAGATATACCTTAACAGAGAGATAGGTACTCTACAAAATTATAAATAAAAATGGCAGTAAATGGAACAAACATAAGCGTTCAAAAGACGTTTTACAATGACTCGCAAATGACTGATATGAACAGTTTAGCGAATGCGTTATTGACAAAACCTACTGAACTGTCTCCGATTATTACTCATTTAGCAGGAAAAGACGATAAAAGATTTCCACTATCTTTCTTAACAGAAGGTGTTGGAAATACTAAATCTATTGACCGTTTAGAATATGAGTACCGTGTGGCAACACATAGAATGAGAACGAGACCGGTAGCAGGTACAGGCCCAACAGGGTCGTCAATAGGGTTAGGAGGTGCAACTTTTGAGTTGGAATTTCCTGATAAACACTTTGTATTTCCATACGTATTAGTATCTCAATCAGGGACACAAGCACGTATTATGAAAGAGCCTCAGCAAGTAGCTGGTGGATCTTCTTGGAAATATACTTTACAATTAATTAATCCAGCAGCTACAGCAGTAATGCCGGCAGCTGATTGTGTACCAGGAGCGTTATATGCGCAAATGTATGCACCTGTAGGAGTAGACTTCTCTAGAGGTAACGCTTCTAACTGGGAAACTCCAGGTAAAGTAAGAAACAAACTAACTACAGTTAGAAAATCTTACCACATGTCTGGAAACGCTAAAGATTTTGTAGCAGAATTTTCTTTACCAACTAAAGGAAGTGGAACTACTAAACTTTGGATGGACTATGAAGAGTACTTACACATGCTTGACTTTAAAGAAGAGTGTGAAATGTACTACTGGTATGGTCAAAAAACTTATGATGCAAACGGACATACTTACATGAAAGATGAGAATGGACAGCCTGTAATCGTAGGTCCTGGTCTTTTAGAGCAAATTGTTGAAACTGACACTTACTCTACAATGACTGAAACAAAACTTAAGAACATCATCGGTGATTTATTTTATTCAATGACTGATGCTGCTCAAAAACAAGTAACTCTTTACACTGGTACTGGTGGAGCACGTGAATTTGATGAAGCTCTTAAATCTCACTTTTCAAGTAATACTTTTAAAGTAGGAGGCGAGAACAGATTTATCACAGGTTCTGGTAGATCACTAGGTTTAACTGGTTACTTTACTTCGTACGAGCATGTAGATGGACACGTAATCAATGTGGTGAAACTTCCATTATTTGATCACGGTGCTGTTGCTCAAGCTCGTGCTAAGCACCCTGTTACTGGATACTCTCTTGAGTCTTATAGAATGGTATTTGTTGATCAATCAAATTATGATGGTCAAAACAACTTACAAATGATCTCTAAGAAAGGTCGTGAGTCTATGAGATGGTGTGTAGCTGGATCTGTAGTCCCTAGAGGATTTGATTCAACTTCTGCTAGAGCATCTGATGTTGACGGGGCAAGCGTTCATATGTTAAAAACAGCAGGTATTGCTCTTAAGAGATTTGATACTTCGCTTGACATTACATGTGTAGCGTCCTAATTTGGCATTAATTTGCGTCTATATATTGGTTTTTGATTAAGGCTGTGGGGGAGCAATCCCCCGCCGCTTTAATTGATTATATATATCCGGAGAGTTATTCTTTACATCCACCTAATTTAAACTTTAAAAGAACTATTATTATGAGTAAAAAAGTGTATTTAAGGAGAAAGGGCCTAGGAGGTCACTTACCTAAAGCAGTAACAGCCGAAGCAAAAACTAGGCTTAGTAGTGTTTATGTAAATAGACAACCTTTAAAAGGATTTAGTCCTGAAGAAGAAAAAAAATACATGCAAGGAATACTTGACGTATCACCTGAGCATGTTGATTGGCCAAAACATTCTAAGAATTTTTGGGCTGATTTATCAATTCCTGTAGGATTTACAGGTGTTGAATTAGAAATAGGTAAAGATGAGAATGGTATACCGACAAGCATTATGGATTATATTAAATATAATTTTGCTATTAAACATCCTTATGTTGCCTTAACTAAAGAAGAAATGGAACTAGATGTTACTAAAAAATTCTACATACAAGATCTTGCAAGAGAAGATAAAGTTAAAAATAACGCTATCAAACTTAAAAAAGACGCAGATAAAGAATTTATTAAAGTCTCATCAAATTCTAATAACATGAAAAGAATTTTAAGATTAATATCTAATACTAATCCAGATAGAATGACTGACGATCAAATTGAAAATTCATTATATGAATTAAAAAATTCTAATCCTAAGAAATTTTTAAGAATTGCAACAGATAAAAACTTAGAAGTAAGAGCAGAAATTGAAGAAATGGTTTCAGCTGGAGTTTTAAGGAAAATTGGAAATCAAGTAATTTATATTGATGAAGTTCTTGGAGATACAATAGAAGATACAATTGTACATCTTAAAGACAAAAAGAATTCTGGAAAATTAACTGTATTAAGAGCAAAATTAAAAGAATTATCACTAATATAATATGAATGTAAGAGAAATGCATTTAGCAATTCGGCAAGGAGTGGATAAAATTAATTCACTCCAAGCTGATATGCTTCTATCACAAGAAATAGATATAGAATTAAACAAGTCTATGTTTAGATTTGTTAATACTAAATATGGGAGAAATAATCTATACAGACAAGGATTTGAACAATCACAAAAAAGAATTGATGATTTACGTACTTTAGTTACAGAATTTGAAGAGCCTGTTACATATAAAGGTCCTCATGATTCTAATTTTTTTATAGATCAATTTAGATTGCCAAATGATTATTTATATTTAGTTAATCAAAAATCTATTCTATATACTAGTAACGATTGTGAAACAATACAATACAATTTAGACAACAGTTCTCCATTATCGTATTTTGTTTTTCCTTTAGAGTATTTATATTTAGATTTAGAAACTAATAAACCTGTTATTGAAACGTCAGGATTTAATGATCCTTATAATAGTCCTGGAGGCTTTGTAAAAAACTTAGCTATGTTAGCAGATTTAGATGATTATACATTAGGGTTTAGTTATCCTTTTGCTCCTATTACAATAAGCCCATATAATTATCCACAAGATTTAGAAACTTTAAGACTTGATATATTAGATTCAACAAATTGGGGAGCAGGATTTGAATGGCACTGGGAACAATTTGGAGAGATAAATGCTCCAAATTCTTTTATTGTTACAGTAGACACAACTCAACATACTTATTTTAATTGGGATTTATCAACGGGATCTCCAATAACACAATTAATAGGTGTGCATAATCCAATATCTGGAGCTAATCCTTCAAGCATATCTTCATGGTCTAAAGTCAATGCGCAGTATACAGATAGTTATGCAGTTGCAAAAAGAATAGTGTCAAGTAACGCAGAACGTAGTGTTGCATTTAATAAGTTTGTACAACAAGACGATATATTTAAACTTTTAGACGATCCGTTTAATACAACAAAACATACTTCACCTCTAACTACTATACGAGGAAACTACATTGATATATACACGAGTGATATATTTATAATAGATAAGGTGAAAATTACTTATATAAGAAAACCAAAGGAAATTTCATTAACTTTGGACAAAAGTTGTGAGCTGCCAGTGCACACTCATCAAGAGATTGTAGCTATGGCAATAAGCAGCATTTTAGAGGGACTTAATGACCCTCGATACAGTACTCACCAAAAAGAGGTGATAAAAAACGAATAATTATTAATAATTAAAAAACAAAAAAAATGGCAAGACATTTAATAATTGGAGATGGTGCTACAAGATCAACAGCTAACCCTGTTGAAGACGGTGCTATTACTATCCAAAAAATGAGCGCATCTGGACCAACTGATTTAGTTTTAGGAGACTCTATAGCAGATGCTCCGCAAATTAGAATTGTAGGTGGTGGTAAAGATGGCAAAAATATCGTAACTCCTTGGATTTATGGTAGAGACGTAATTGATTATAGCGGTAAAGCTTATGTTGCACCGTCAGCATGTGCGGTTACTAATACTATTGCAGGAACTTCTGCAGCAGCAGGTACTTTAGTACTTAAGTTTGTAAAAACTTCAGGACCTAGACAAGAGTTCTTTAGCTTTTCAACTGAAATTGCAGCT